CTTCGCAATCACAGGAAGGTGAATTCACTGCTAACCAGAGTATTAATAGTACAATTACTCTTCCTCAGATTAACTATAATCAACTAAAGAATCTACCAACAATTCCTGGTCCTTCTGGTGATGGTGCTCTAACAATTCAAACATCAGGTGAAGGTGCTTCTGCAACGGGATCTTTTACGGCAAACCAATCGTCGGGATCAACTCTAACTCTACCGGTGATTCGTTATCAGGATTTGAGTGGTAAACCATCTATTCCTGCAGCGGCAGGTAATGGTACTATTACCATTAAACAACCAGGTAGTGCAGATCAGTCATTTACTGTCAATCAGTCAGGTAATACTACAATTAATCTAAAGAATGATAATACTGTAGTCACACCAGGTGATGGTAAGTTAAATATAAAACTATATGGACAATCTTCGCAATCACAGGAAGGTGAATTCACTGCTAACCAGAGTATTAATAGTACAATTACTCTTCCTCAGATTAACTATAATGAGTTAAAAAATAGACCTACAATTCCTGCTGCAGCCAATAACGGTACTATTACTATAGTTCAACCTGGAACTGAGAATCAAACATTTACAGTTAATCAGGCAGGTAACACTACGATTACATTAAAGAATGATAATACAGTAGTCACACCAGGTGATGGTCCGTTAACGATCAAATTGTTTGGTCAAGGTAGTAATAATCAGACGGGAACTTACACTGCTAATCAAACAACCGGTAGTACGATTACTCTTCCTCAGATTAATTATAATCAATTAAAGAATCTACCAACCCTGCCAAATAATTTTAACTTCTTGAGTCTAGATGCAGGCGCAGGAATTCAAACCGTTGCATCAAATCAAAAAACTATCTTCAATAAAGAAGTCCAATTAGGTGTTACCGCCCAATTGAGATTATTTGAAGGAGGGGGTATATTTAAAATAGCCCCCAATAGTACTAATAATCAAATTAATATGCTTGATGCGAATAATAATTTTGTCATTTCATATAACCCTAATCCCAACGCCACCTCCACACTAAACGTAAATCGTTTTGTAACCGGAACAGAGCAAACCTTTGCAAAAGCACTCAACCTTGCATCAAATATACAAAATGGTATACTTTCTGGAGGTAGTGTAGGATCTTTTAATATACCTGCTACAGTTTCAGCAGTTGTTAAGGTGAATAAAAATACCACAGTAAACTATTACTCCTTCTTTAATTGTCAAAATTTTATTTCAGATGATACAAATAGAACTTCCAGCATAAATAACCTAGCTGGATTTACTTTCCACAAATCTGCAATTGGATCAAGTGATCCAACCGACATCAGCCTAGCAAATACAAAAATTAAGGCCATATACTTGAATATGGATAATGATGGAGCTACTGCTGGAGGCGCTAAGGACATATTTCAAATTTATGCCGATGGAAATGCACCAAGTTGGCATAGAGGAGTAATTAAAAGTAAATTAGGAATTGAGTTTGGCGGAGCTCCTTTACTTTCTGGAAGTGAAGATGCCAATACGTTGGACGCATATGAAGAAGGAACCTTTAGCCCCAGATTCAATAATGCCGGAGGATCTGTAGTTTTTGATAGACAATATGGATCATATATACTAATTGGAGATTTAGTTACTGTAACTTTTGAGGTAAAATACACCAACGCAACTAGCTCCAATCAAATTGAAATACAAATACCGTTTGCCGCTAGGAATTATGGATCTAATTTCTCCGCTGGTGCCATGATAGCGTGCTACTCGGCTAAAGGTTCACCGATAGTCGGTTCTTCAATTTATGGACTTATATCACAGAATCAAAAGACCATTAAGTTACATTATGGAGAGATTCGTACTCAAGCAGTCGGAGGTTCAAATATTTTATACACCGATATACCCGAAGGACAAATGCGTGGAACAATTACTTACTTGATTGCATAGTAAGTAGTAGACTAAATCTGTTTTTACCGGAGGTAATCCCTAATGTCACTATCAAAACGTAATGAATTTAAAATTGAGATTCTTGAAGATGGCACCATTCAAATAAGAAGGGCCGACATCTTTTTAGAAGATGATGTTGAAATTGCTAAGAGTTATCATCGCTACTCATTTAATCCTGGTGATAATGTTTCTGATCAAACAACTAGAATTCAAAATGTATGTGCTACTGTATGGACTCAAGATGTAATTGATGCTTATATAGCAGCTCAAGCAGCTCAAGATCCATCTGTAGACCCTAACCCTTAATCCCGACACTAACATTCTACATAACAATTACCCTCTTGTCAAGTACAGGAGGTTTTTTATTATAAATACAAATAAAGTTTTATTGGAACAATGTCTTTATCACCCGGTCCTTACAGTTACAATCGTTTTGCTGGTATTCCCAGAGGTAATACCTTATCTGATTCCTATCGTGCAATCTATGAGGCTAAGAACGCCAAGCCTGATTTCCTTGATATGGATAAGGATGGTAACAAGAAAGAGTCCTTTAAGAAGGCTGTGAAGGACAAGGAGACCGGTAAAGAACAGAAGGACTGTACTTGTAAGGAATGGGTAGAATCCCTAGTCGATGAGGGTTACGACCTCTCTGAATACACCTGGGACGACATGGAGAGAATGTTCTCTGAGGGTATGCACCGTGACGCCAAGACTGGTGAGGTTGTAGACAAGGCAGAAGTCGGTAAGACCTACTATCCCAACATGCCTAAGCAAAAGTCTTCTGTTGCTATCCGTAAGGAGAAAGAAGCCAAGAGTATGAAGGAAGAGGTATGTCAGTATCTTATGGATGAGGGATATACCAATAATGAGGTATCTGCTGAGGTTCTATACAATCATATGAGTGATGAATGGTTGAACTCTGTGGTCAACAACATTGAAGAGGCAATGCGTCCTGGTGAACTTCAAAGACAAATGGCGGCAAAAGTTCATGATCCATACATCAAGGGGGGTAGTAAGAGTCGTGGACAGGCTCATAACATTGCAGTTCGTGGTCCCGTAAGACCTGGAGATCCCGATATTAAATCCAGAGGTGGTGGTGGTGTTAAAAAAGATAGGGGAATGGGATATGGCGATAGAGGTGCTGGAAACAAAGCACGTCGTCGTATGGGACTAGAACCCCTTAGAGGAAGTAACAGACCTGGTTGACATCTACCCTAAATAACTTTATAATGGTGAAGTCCATTGGTTAATCTATGACAGTTGAAGAACTGAAGGAAGAAGTTCAACTTCTTTCACTTGATAACATCAAATCATATCCCTGTTCACGGTCTAAACGTGATGATTTCTACACTATGTGGCAACGTTTCGGTCCACAGGCCGCCAGGGATATTATGATGCCCCCTATCTGGGAGGGTGAATACCCAAAACCATCGGAGGTTTTTAGTGAATCAGTTCATTGAGCCTCCACAACAAGTTTTGTATAAGAGACCAGGATCGAGTGAGTATGAACAACTCCCTCATGTTCTGGATGATATTTTGACACGACTTGAAGACATTACCCAACGCTTGGAGATTATTGAAAATGGCAACTAGAGAATACACGAACCAATCACAGTCTGGTACTGTGTATAAAAGCACCAACACCAAGGCACCTATTGATCAGTTGACTGATCGTGTAATGATGATTGCCCATCGTGTTGTAGACCTTGAGAAAAAGGTTGACCTAATCCTACAACAAGTAGCAAAACTAGGTCAAACCGATGTTGAACTGAATCAAAAGATTGAAGAACTCGAAACAACTCAATCTTCTAGTCTCGTTCAACAAGCAACAGCAACCCCTACCCCCACACCACGTCCTGCACGTCGTCGTAAGCCTACTACTAAGGCTACGAAAACAGAAAAAACTGAGACCACTGAAGAGACCACATCTACCGAAGAAACCACTGACTGATTATGGCTGTATTTTATAATGCAAAGGGAAAACTAGAGATTATCCCTCATGAGAAGAAGACCTATCAAGGTTGTTCTAAGAACACTAAATACTCCCGTAGAAGTAATTCTTCCCGTAAGAAACGTTACCGAGGACAAGGAAAATGACTGATCGTAAGTTTCTTCAAGAGACTAACTTTGATGAGGATGTTGACTTTGATAACAATAAAGAAAACGAAGTCCTAAGGCGTCGCCTTCAACAACGTGAACGTCAACAGAAGTCATGGGAGAATTGTTGGTTAGATTCTTCCGAGTGTGACTAAATACAGGGGCTAAAGGCCCCTTTTTTAATGGCAATTCAACTCCGAAGAAAAGAAAAGACTTTTATTGACATCAGTATTGGATTTGAACCCAATCCTTTGACTAAAGATCTTCCTCTAGTTTTAGATCAGAGGGCAATTGAGACATCAATGAGAAATTTAGTCCTCACCAGACCCGGCGAGGTTCCCTTTGACAGGGATATTGGGTCAAATGTTTACCAATTACTCTTTGATATGAATGATCCTGCCACAGAGGAGTTGATAGAGGTAGAAGTCCGAAGGACGATTGAATTCAGTGAACCACGGGTTGAGGTAAGAAATGTGAAGGCAGAGGGTAGGCCAGAAGAGTATGCCTTTTTGCTGACAATTGACTATAATATCATTGGCAGAGATGAGGTTATTACTGTTCAACAGATCTTAAGACCTACCAGATAACTCTATAAATAGTCAAAAGTAGACGGTAGGAACATTGGCAGGAGCCATTCAATTAACTGAGGTCGATTTTGACCAAATTAAATCCAATTTAATAGATTACTTAAAATCAACACGTCAGTTCACTGATTATGATTTTGAGGGGTCTAATTTATCTGTAATTTTGAACCTGATCGCGTATCAGGCTCAACTTAACGCATATTCCACGAATATGATCGCCAATGAGTCATTTTTGGCGAGTGCTAGCATTCGTGATAATGTAGTTGCTAACGCTAGATCAATTGGATACGTTCCAGCATCTGCTAAATCTGCATTTTCAGAGGTAGATTTTACTTTTCAGTTGGATCGTGAAAGATTTCCTAGTGGATTTCCACAGTTTTTAACCATTAACCCCGGATTATGTTTCTCTACAGGGGGCGGAAGGAGGAATTTTGTCTTTAATATCATTGATCCTGAGACATCTGCAGTCTCAAATGATGGAGAGTGTCGATTTTTAAGAGTTAAAGTTCATGAAGGGGTGTTGCTAAATGCATCATTTCTTGTTGATGAGAGTAATTTTAATCAAAGATTCGTAATTCGTAACAAAAATGTCGATACTACTACTATTAGAGTAGAGGTCCAGGAGAATCCACAACAAGATGAAGTTAAATTTTACGCTCAAGCTAATAATTTAACCACGATTGGACAAGAATCGAGGGTTTATTGGCTAGAGGAAGTTGATGAGTCTTTCTATGAACTCACCTTCGGTGATGGTTTCTTTGGTAAAAAGCTACAAAATGGGGCTAAAATCTTAGTATCTTACATTGTAACCAACGGACCCATAGCAAATGGTATTCACGGCGAAACAAATTACGCATTTATTGGACAATTGTTTGATACTTCCGGTAATTCTATCTCTGGAGTTCGACCAAACATCTTATCCGCAAGTGTTACAGAGGGTGGAGCCGACATTGAGAGCACATCTTCCATCAAATTCAGAGCCCCTAGGGAGTATGCAGCTCAAAATCGCACTGTTACAACTGAAGATTATGAAATCTTAGTCCGTAAGATCTATCCGGCAATTGAGGATGTGTATGTAATAGGTGGTGAGAACATGCCTATCCCACAATTTGGTAGAATTTTTGTTGTAGTCAAACCTAAAACTGGTAATGCTTTATCACAAATTGCTAAAAATTTCATCAAAAAGTCATTAGACCCATTCAGAGTCGCCTCTCTCGACATTCAATTCCTAGATCCAGACATTTTGAATGTGGAAGTTGTTTCTGTTGTCTATTTTGACGAGAAAAGAACAATAAAAGATCAGTCAGCAATCATTGCTTCGGTCAGAAGGACTCTTGAAAGGTATGTTGACTCCCAAGCAGTGCCT